GTTTTGGCTTCATTAAATAAAGCTTCTACGCCTGTTTGTGAAGTGTAACGAGCTTTCATCGCAAAGATAAGTCCAGTAGGACCGGTCATTGGCTGTACGCCGCAGATATCATAAGCAATTAGTGAAGGCATCGCACGACGCACTAGTGAAATTAGGATTGGATCCCAATTTTGAACATTTGTGCCTGTGTGGTTTGTAGGAGCAGTCTCTGAAAGAAATGCACTATCTTCCCTCATTGCACGCTCTTGGTTTTCCAGGATTACTGTGGTGACTGCCCGACGATAGCTATCTTTAATCTCGGGGAGGTCTGGATGAGCCAATACTGGCGCCCACTTTTCCTGTAGGTGTTCCGTTTGAAACATTTTTATTTTCTCCCTATTTTTGTTGTGTAAACTTATTTAGCCTTGCATTTCGCGGATATGATTCCGTGAAATAGCAGACATATAAGCAGCCATCGTTTGGGGAACGTCACCTTCTTCTAGAGTCGGTGTGCCACCCTCATTTACAGGTGCTGCTGTGTCATCATTGTTACTTGTTTGAGCTTTTGGAAAATATGACTCTTTGATCGTTTCGACTTTCTCACGAAAATCAGCCTCGTTCTCATAGTTAATATTTTCTGCAAGACCTGCAAACTTCTCTACTTCGGTATCTGCGAGATCCGAAGCCACGTCTAAAAGAATTTCATGTCTTTTCAGTTCATCATTATTTTTAGAAAGTCCAATATTAGTCTCTAATGCTTCGTTCAACTTACTCTCAAGCTCGTCAACCTTTTCGGCTGCGGCATCAAGCATGTCAAACTGCTCATCAGGAACAGCAATATTGTGATCTTCAAATAAAGTTTTAAGACCTGTGATGAATCCTTCTGCAATTTCCGCTTTCATTCTATGAGCAACGGGAACTTCATTTTTCATCATCCATTCTTCTATAACATAGTTGAGATAGTCATCGACTTTCTCAGCCATATCATTCTTTGCTTCTTCAATTTCAGAATCGAACTTTGCTGTGTATGTCTCGTCTAAATGTTCTAACTCTGAACGAAGCTTCGCACGAACAGCTGCTTCAAAAATTGTAGCAGCCTTCTTCTTAAACTCCTCTGAAAGTTCACCACCTTCAGTCAGGGCATTCACATCATCCGAGAGATCCATAGCAGAAACTCGCTCTTCTATTGTCTCATCTTCCACCGTAGTTGATTCTTCCGTAGTCTCAGGCACTTCGGCAATAGCCTCTAAAGTCTCATCTTCTTCAACTTCTTCATTCGACTTCATAGGTCCATTACCGTCACCTTGAGCTTTCGGAGAGGCAGCGGAGGGAAGGCCTTTACCATCACGGCCAGGTTTCTTGGCCTTTTTAGCTTTCTTCTCTGCAGCAACACCAGGATCAGTTTTAGCGTCAGGAGAAACAACAGCAGGACCCATGTCTTGCACTTCACCCGGTAGCCTTTCGGAAGGCATAGGGGCTGAGGCACCTTTCATCGGGGCATCTGCGGCCACTTCATCTAGCTGCGCATCGTCTGTAAATACTTCATCAGCAATGGCCTCTAGTTCTGCGTTGATATCTGTCATCTTTGGATAACTCCCTTGTTATTTATAAAGTATATAAGTTATTTATAATATTTAGATTTTAGACATAAAATCTGCAAATATCTCAGCGTTCTTTTCTTCTCTCGCCTGCGCAAATTTATAGTTTTTATCTAACTGGTTCTTATATTCTTCTATATCCATCTCTTTAATTATGCCATTATCCCATATCCACTCTTTACCTTCCATAATACCCTCTACGAAAGCATTAGGTGCAGAAGGATCTGCAACAATATCGGCCGCAGTTGCAAGATAAAAATCATCCTTGACAACCTGCATTTTTCCTCTAGGTTCTAATGAACCCATACCTCGGGACGAAACTCCAAGCTTAGCACCTTCGTCTATAAGATTCTTTACAATTTTACCATAGGGAGTATCCATGATCTTTGCTTCACCAATAAAATTCTTACCATCGGGATGCAACTTTGTAATCATATGTGATACACGTTCTAAATTTACGGTAGGGCCATCTGGATGTCCCAGTTCACCAAATGCACGTTTTTGATTAACATATTCTTTGTTATATCGTCTTACTTCTTTTTCTAAAACGTGGTGCGGATACATTCGTCCATTGCGGTTCTTTATTTCTGACTGCATGAACACACCTTTGATACGATAGTTCTTCTTACCACCTTCTTCAGCTTCAACTATGTAGTCAATATGGTCAACGTGTTCGGATATAAGTTTCATTTATTCTTCCTCTGAAGGAACTTCTGCCGGGTCTCCTGTGATTCCGGTATCAATGCCTGCGGTAGCCTCAGGTGGTGAAGCATCAAAAGCAGTTCGTGCAAATTCATGTTTGGTATTAATCCAAGCATCTTCTCTTTTCTGCTGTAAGACTGTATTGAATGCCGCATTAGCGGCATTTAAATCACCCGATGTAACAGCATCTACTACATCTCTTACTGCTGTTGTACTATTAGTCATAATATTAATTCCTCATTTTCTTATATTTATAAGTTTTTGTTTTCCAACTCATCTTCATCATCAGCATCTTCTGGTTCTTGATCGTCCTGATCGTCTTGATTGTCAGCATATGCAGGTTCTTGTTCGACACCTCTAGAAGGATCACCAAATCCACCTTCAGGACCACCCATATCTCTACCGGCAATAGGATCAATCTTACCATCTTTTCTTTCATCATCAATCTGTCGATCAATAGCTTCCATTTCCAATTTGGTCTGTTGCAATACGTTCTTTCGTATCCATTCTATTGAAAAATATGTACCAATATAATCAGAGACACCAGCTAATTGTTCTACTCTATCTTTCAATAACTCACTTTCTTTCATTTCAAAGAAGTGATTATCGTCATTAAAATCGTATATAATAGACTCTCTAACGTCTTCCCAGTCTTCTATAGTAAGAATACCCTTCAATATTAATTGAGTTTTTAAAAGATCAGCAAAAAGACCAGAAAATCTTTTTCGCAGACGTTGAATAAATTTTGTAAACTTAATCTCATCCCGTGTAATTTCGGATGATCGCCCCATATTAAAACCAGAGTCTGTCATCAAACGTGAAGCTGGAATGTTCAGCGACTTGTAAAGTTTTTCTTGGAAATAAGTTACATCTTGCATCTCACCTAGATTTTGTCCACCAGGCAATGTTGTAATCTCTGTACCTCTACCACCTTCTCTACGTGGCAACCAAAAGTCTTCCAACATTGACATTTGATTTCGATCATCTTTGACTTCACCTGTAGAACCATCATACACAACCTTGTTGCGATAACGACTCATTACATCTTTGAGATAAGCTTCTGCTTTAGGTTTGGGTAGATTACCCACATCAATATAAAAGATTCTTCGTTCTGGTGCTCTACTGATACGATAGATAACCAACGCATCTTCCATCATACGGAGTTGGTTGGTAGGTTTGATAGCCTTTTGAAGGAAACCATAAACCTGTTTAGTTGTTGGGTTATAAATTCCTGATGTTATATAAGCAATAGCGTCTGGTGAAATTTTTAATCCTTGTGAGTTTTTAAGACTAGGACCAGTGAAGCTTGTCATGCCTGGATAAACACCAGCATCATTAAAGATGTAAAATTCTTGTGTCTTTTGTACTAAATCTATCTCATTATTATTTTCTTTATTAGCTTCTTTTCCCTTTTCTATAATGCGAACTTTCTTAATAAATTTGGGATCAATATAGCGAACTTCAGCAATACCCTTCCTAGCTTGTTTTTGATCAACTAGTTTGTGATAGAAAATACGTCCGTCAACATACCAACGACGAAATATATCATGTCCTTTATATTTCCAATCTAAAAGACGTAGAATCTCAGTGAATTCTACAATCATTTTTTTCTTGATAGATTCAGACATTGGTACTAGATCAAGGTCTAGCTTTACAGAAATGTCTGTTTCATCGGCCGTGATGGCCTCGTTGATAATATCTTCTATTGCTTGATCGCACTCCGGAGCTTCCGATGTTGTGCGATATTTACGAATCAGATCCCAGTCATTTTTTGCAACCTTATCAAGGTTTACATACTGGCTAAAGAACCCGGCACCACCAGCAATATCCAGTGTGCCCTCTTCGTCAGAAGGGGCGACAAAGGATTTCGCCTTTGCCGCCTCTTTCTTCTTAAACTCATATCCAAATAATTCTGCCATACAACTATTTATACAAACTTAAGCAGAACTATTTTAGGACCTTAACCTCTTATCCGATATCAATTGTACTTAAAAATCGCTCGAAAATGAAGCAGTGAGGCGTACACCGCCAACCGAACCACCACCAGCTTCCGAATGCATATAATTATATCGCCATGTAACACCAAATTCCATTACTGCGTCATTGGTATCATAAGCAAGATCAATAGGATCAATCGTCTGTGGCCACATTTGATAAAGAGTGTATGTGTTAATAACCGTATCGTTTCGATTCATCTGCGTAACTTTCGCCTGACCATAAT